GATATACTGAATTACCAGTCGATACAGCTGCGTATTGTGAATAAGATACCGCCGGATATCATTACATCGGGAAACCTGCTGGCAAACTACTGGTATCTGGTAGAGCATGACAGCGACCAGACCAATACGACCGACTATGTAACTTACGATGGTGTGAACCATAAGGTAGGCGATTCGATTTTGGTACAGGCCGGTACGCTTACATTTACAAAATCCGGCAACGTACATTTGCGCCGTTGCTGGCATAAGGATTTTGATTTTGATACGGAAGTAACAGACAAAGCCTTTTGGACGAATGAACAAAGGCCTGAATGGTGTGATGTGTTGCCGGAAGATACAAGGTGCCTGATGCAAAACAATCACCCTTTGTCAATTGAGATGATGAGAGGTGAAGACGGCAAATATATCACCACAGGGCATCCCGAATACTATAACAGGATACTGGGTGCCTCTGGGGTACAATCGCCTGATGATATCTTTATAAGCGGCACATATATGCAGCTTCGTTTAACAATATCAACTATAAATCCAATGTAATATGGCAGATTTTGATAATGGCTTACCTCCTGCAGGTACGGATGTAACAGATAGCAGTGTAAATGCTGTGGATTACAGTACAGGCGAAGCGGAAACCGGAATAGAAAACAGGATAGCCGGTGCAACTTATAGTAAGGAAGATGCCGGGCAGAACTGGGCAACGTTTTTATAGTTATGTATTATGAATGATATTTATATATGAAAGATATTTTTGAACAGTTCCAATTTATAAAACCTATGCTTGATACAAGCTCATCAAAAGTGCAGGATTCGGCTTTCTGGAGTGGTATAGGAACGACAGTTTGCTATTTTGTTACTCATGGGTTCAGCTACGTTGCTGATACGATCTTAGGAATATCCCTATATATGTTGGTAGCCTTTTTCTCAATAATGATAGTTGATTATGTGACTGGCTACCGGGCATCGAGAAAAGAGGGAGATAAACCCCGATCAAAGAAAGGGCTAAGGTGGGTTGTTAAACTGTTTGCCTATTTATTTTCATTATATATTATAAATGCTCTTGTAATAGATGCTAGACGCCTCAATTCGGTTTTTCCTCTTCATGAATATATCCCTTTTGTATTGGAGGTTTTCAAATACCTGATCCTCTTTTTCATTGTCCGCTGGGAAACGAAAAGCATTGATGAGAATTTTAATCGCTTAGGCTATAATTTTAAAATATTTGGAATGTTCGACATAATTTTCGATGGTGTAATTGGTATATTCAACAAAACGATAAAAGAAAAAACAGGAGTTGATAATGTAATAAAAGAAAAGGAGGAAAAAGAAGATGGCAACACAATTAACTAAAAATTTCACGATGGAGGAACTCTCCCACTCGAATACAGCCGTTTTAAAGGGCTTAAAAAACTCTCCTGAAGAATGGCAGCAAATCAACCTGAAAAAGCTTGCCATGCGCTTGCTGCAACCCCTAAGGGATATTTACGGGGAACCGTTCATTATCAACAGCGGGTACCGTTCGCAGGAAGTGAATGAGGCTGTCGGAGGAATACCAAGCTCACAGCATACAAAGGGACAGGCCGCCGATGTTCAGGTTAAAGATCCGCGAAAGCTACTAGCAGCTCTTTTAAAAAGTGGCTTAGACTTCGATCAGGCTATTTTATATCAGGATGGAAGAAATAACTTTCTGCATATGTCTTATAATTCAGGGCATAACAGAAAACAAGTGTTGTATTCTAAAGGAACAAAGCCATGAAACTACGATTTCCAAAAGACGATGCCGACAGGTTTTTGATTATTGCCGTTGCAGTAGTCATGTTGTTCCTTTTGCTGCTGTGTGCGGGATGCAAACCCCAGTATATACCGGTAGAAAGTATCAAAACTGAATACAGGGATAGATATATACATGATTCGATATTCGAAAAAGAATACATCAATACTTACCAGAAAGGGGATACGGTGTTCAAAGACAGGTTTGTTTATGTATACAAGGATAAACTTATGAAAGATACGGTAAACATAACCGATACTATCCGGGTGCCCTATCCTGTCTCTGAATATATAGAGGTAAACAAGCAAGCCTGGTATCAGAGCATATTACAATGGATAGGTTTGTTCGCCTTATTCTTCATTGTGGGATTTATATCATATAAGATAAAAAGAAAATAGACTTTAAGCCCCGGTTCAGGCTTAAAAAGAACCTCCCGACCCTCCCACAGAAGGTAGTAACTTCCGGGGGATTGGGACACGAAAAGAAGGCTTTCGCATCTTGGCCGAGAGGCAAAATCAACTAAATGATTTACTAATTGATGCAAAAGTATGAAAAAGAATTACATTGCAAAGCGAAAAAGCACAATTGTACGCAACAATCAGGTTCACACTATCTACAATGAACTGAAAAACCAATACGGAAACACTGTTTTTAATAACCTGTCCCGCTCGTTTATCTATCAGGAGATAAGCCGGAGGACAGGTTTATGTGTAAAGACAATAAGTAATATATTGAATCATTGTACACTCGGGGATGAGGTGTTATAAAATATGTTTTAGAGCATAAAAAAGCCTACTGATGAAAGAGTAGGCTTAAAATCTTTACGGTGTGGCACCTCCGCAATATTCATATTTTATCTTCATTCTTTTTCTGATTTTTCAGATCCTCCCGATCCAATTCCTTTTGATAAAAATGCCCTCTTAATACGATCAATCCCAGACCTATAATATTTATAGTTGTCGTAGATAGAAGAACTATTGTTACTTGATAACCGATAGTTAGCTTGATATTCCATTTATCAAAAAGGCCTCCCTCTAACAGTAAAATGGCAAGGACAATCATTAAATATACAGATATTACATATTTAGCCCATTTCTCTAATCTTTTTCGGGCAGATGTATTTTCCATATGTCTATGCAGAGAAATAAACTGGGCGCATTTTTCTATTGTTTCTTTATTGTAAGACTGATCCGTTTGCAATAAAATCTCAACTTGACTTATTAAGTTTAAATCTTTTTTAGGACGCACAGATCTTAGAGGAGAGCAAAAAAATCTTTTGATATTATACCAAACTTTAAAAGCGCCATGTCTCCAGGATATATTTATATCATTTTTCTTTGATTCAAAAAAATTGGTAAGACTGACATTTTCACTTATCCCAGGTTTAATATCTCCCGTGTCATTGTTCATATTTGGGAAAATAGTTTTTTATTAGATCGTCTGATATTTCTTTATTCCACTTCGCCTCTCCTTCTTCATATACCGTTTTATGCCATGGGCCGCCTTCCTGATGAGACCATTCACTCAGGCTCATTGCTGATTTATTATGAAATTTTTTAACAACATCATTTATGATATTAAAAGCTATCCGGTCAGCTTCAAATTTATAAATAGGAAGACATGTCACATCGGGTATAACTCCCGGGGAAAAATATTTATTTACTCGTGGAAAAACCGGACCAAAGGGCCATGCTTTAGGTGAATCATCTGTGAAAAGTTTATTGTCAGTTGTGGAAAGATATGTGCCATATGCCATATATAGCAACTTTTGCATTTGAGTTTTATTCAGAGCGACTCCATGCTTATTGTATGCTATCCAATTTATCAGATCGGAGCATTCTAAGCTTGTAAGAGATAGAGTATTATTGCTCATATAAAATATTGTTTCTGCAAAAATACATTTTAATTATTATAATACAAATACTTAACTCTCTTTTTTATTTTACATACTATCTGCAATTCTTTCCTTTTTCCCTGCAAATCCTGCCTTTTTATAGAAAAGTATCTTTTCCCAGACCTCCTTTGTTTATCGAATTTTGCAGTAACCGCGCTATTGCGGGTAACTAATAAATCTTATCGATATGGTAGAAACAAGAAATGAATCGATCGGCGGATACTACCCGGGAGCAGTGGGCGGTTACGGCGGCGGATTCGGTCATGACGGTATCCTGGGGCTTATCGCTCTATTGGCATTATTCAGAGGGAACCTTTTCGGAGGCAACCACGAAGGAGCGGGGGCGAACCTTGCCGAAATACAGAACCAGCTGAGCAATATCCGCGCTGATATCGGAGACGCCAAGTATGACAATCTTTCCGGCACATTGCAGCAGACTATCGGCCTGTTAGGGGAGATAAACGCCGGGCGTCTGGAAAACATGAGCGCATTGCTGTCACAGACCAATGTCCTTCAGGGCGGTTTGTTCGGGTTGCAGAAAGATATTCTTCAATCGGCAAACGGCACCAATATGGCAATCGCTCAATCCACATTCGGACTTTCACGCCAGTTGGACGCCAACGCCGCTGCTGCGGCTGCCTGTTGCTGCGAGACTAACCTGAACCTGACCAAGCTAGGATATGAAAATATCATAGCTAACCTGAACCAGACAAACCAGCTTCAACGTCAGATGGATGCCAATGCTGCGGCCGCTGCCGCCTGTTGCTGCGAAACGAACCTGAATATCGAACGTACCGCGTTTGCTACCCAGCTTCGTGACCTGGAGAATAAATGTGATACCGACCGTCAGCTTGCCGAGATCAAGTGCCTTATCAAAGATACGGCTAAGGATCAGGAGTTAGCCCGTCTTTCAAGATTGGAAAGCGAAGCATTTATTGCTAACCAGATCAACAAGTCTATCAGCACTACCGTAGGCAGCTGGTCTGCCGCCGCGCAGTTCAACGGTGTGACTTACCCGAGCCCTCCGTTCCCGTTCTCCGGTGCATTTTGATTTGAAAGTTTTTCAGGTATGGGGGAGATTATTCTCCCCTGTTTTATTAAACATTAAAAATTAAATTATGTATCAATATAACAATCCGTTGCTATCCCAATACCAGGCGCAATTAAATTCGCTGAGGAATAAGTATAATGAGGAACTGAAGAATATACAGGAAGGTATACGCCGGGAAGAATCCAACATCAGGGGGCAATTCCAGGGAGCACCCGCCCCGCAGCCATCACCTGTGCAACAACCCGTGCCGGAACAACCTGCAACAGAAATGCAGCCTGTAATCATTCCGAACGATATAAAGATACTGGCCGTGCTGGGGGACATAAAAGGAATATTGGAGCGGGCTTTTCCGAAAGCGGAAGCCGCCGGCGAAACTGTTATCCAGCCGGAACCCGCTAAGGCTGATGTCCCCGAAGCAGCCGATGATGTAAAACCAGAACCTAAATTAAAGAAAAATGAAGGAACTAAAGGATAAACTCGAAACCGAACTCAAGCAGCTGGAAGCGGAGATCCTCAAAGAAGGATTGACCGACAAGCGGCTGGATCTGCTTATCAGACTCGAAAAGGCAATACACCATCTCCCGGAGATGAAAGGACATAACCCCTCAATGTTTGAAATGCCATGAATAAGCAGGAAATAAAATCATTATTGCAGCAGGCTATGGATGCTATCAGTATGGCCCAATGCCTGGAAGAAGACCTGATGTGCAAGGCACAAAGGATAGGGCTTCAGGGGGAGAAACGCAGGCAACGCTATGAGAGCGCCAAATCGTACAACCTTATCAAGTACCTCAAATGTGATGCTTTCGACGCCTACGGGATAGAACTGGAGCATAAGGCCGGTACGGCTCCCGCACAGCAGATAGGAGGTATGAAGGGATATTTCGACGTATTCCTGAATAAGCAGGAGCAGCTATACGATGTACTGCATACCATCGCTAACAAGCTGGTAGCGGTTAACTGCCAGTATTACGCCAAATTGCTGTATGACAAATGCGCCTGTATCGTTGAGGATATAAAATATGCAAGGCGGACAATTCTTGAGGGCAACCTTGTGAACTGGGCTCCTGAGTTTATCCTGCTGCATCAGACCACCTTAGAGAATGTGCATGACCATTTCGAGGAAAAAGAAAAGGAAGTCGGCTACAACTATTAGCTGGGAGCGGTGCAAGGCTTTTTTCGGGTACCGCTGCGCTTATTGCGGTAAAGCCGGCAAAATGACAAAAGACCATATCATACCCCGCTATCATGGCGGCGGGGATATGGTCTTGAATCTTATCCCGGCCTGCCAGTCCTGCAATTCATCCAAGGGTAAAAAGAATGTAGACAGCTGGTACCGGGGACAGCCCTTTTACTCACCCTTCAGGGAGCAGCTGATCCGGCAATATTTAATTGAAATCTCTTTAAAACTTATAAGATGATACATACATTAGCATTACATTTATTGTTTACCGTGATAATAAGCCTGTCCTGTATCGGGATAAACGCTACCACATGGCGGGATATGGTATTTGCCGGACTGGCTGACAGGATAGAGAAGTATATTACCGGGCTGATAGGGCTTGAGGCGGGTTGCGCCCTGTGTAAACCTTTGTTCCGTTGCCCTATGTGCATGGCCAGTTTCTGGACGCTCCTGTTCTGGCTCATCTGCGGGATGGTATTTAATCCGGTGTTGATGATGCTGACCGTGTGCGGCCTGAATGTGGTACTGGTGAGTTTTATTGTAAATATTATGCCCGATGAATAAGGAAGATATATTAAAAGAAATAAACGCCCTGATCGACCGTCTGGAGGATGCATGCGGGGCGGATATTAATCAGATGATAGAACGGTTGAAAAAACTGGTGGGGATGTTGTAGGAAAGTGAGGAAAATTTTCTTGAAATATCGCAGTATCGTACTGTTTACGTTGAAAAATGTGGTAAATTTACCTTAATAATTTACAGAGAGGTAAACGAAAAAGCATTTAACCATGGATGTCAAAGATATTATTAGAGAAGAATCTGAAAAAGGAAATATAGTTATACTGACAGAGGAAGGCTTGAAAATAGGCAATGTGCAAGAATTTATCAAGCAGCCTGCAAGCGGTATTCTGTACGACCTGAACAGACTCGAAGGGGTTACAATGATGTTTATTGACGACCAAAAACGCATAAATGATTATGCTTGCGCTATGGTTATCAGAGCATTGAAAGATAGAATAGAAGAATTGGAGACCAATTTTAAAGTATAAGTTTTTATCATCCCCAGAATTCTGGGTATGATAATTTTCCTTTTCGGTACATCGTGTTTTGCGGCATCCTATAAAAACCAAAATACCTTATCATAAATATCACATTAACATTTCACATCATTTTATAATTGTAGAAGCGGATTCTATAAGCATCTTATTGTATAAACAATAGTTGCGATAGCAATTATCTATATCTGATTTCGAAACTTATATAACCGGTCATTGTTATACGGTTAATATTCTGTTAAGAAAATATGCTGAACAACATAGTTGTTTGAGAAACTTTTTTAAGCAAAATAGTTAATTTTATGATGTTTACGAAAGTGTTTAAGCTACACTTATAAATTACACTTATTAAAATTACACTTATTTCGGTTCGATGTTTCTCATTAAATATTGTATCATTTCGTCTTTGGCGATAATATTGTTTTTCAAGGCCTCAATAGTTTCGTCCTTAGACTTAATGATACCCTCCAGCCGGGCAATTTCCGTTTTCAGGCTGGTGACTTCCTGTAGGAGTAATTCTTCTGCATTAGAGTTCTGTTTTATTACGATTTCCTCCGGCCGGATTATTTTTTTGCCCTCTAAATCACCTACATTGACGATATGACCGTGTTTTCCGGTTTTAAAATCAGGGCTGTTATTCCTTCCGTTATTAATACCAATAGATGTACCATTGTTATTCTTTATATCTGTATTAACCATATCCCTACCTGCGTTATATTCTGCTTTCAACATATTGCCTTCGCCCGTTAGGAGCCAATCAATATTAAAGATGTTTTCAAAAGCTACATTAAATCTTTTTATAAAATTGTCCGTTAAATATTTACTATCACCATTTAAAGCTGCATTTGTATTATTATAATTAGCTCCTACTTTTTTTGCAATATCCTTTTGTATAGAATATCTATTTATATATTCTTTTTCAATTAAATACAATATCGCTTTATTAATTCTGTTAATCTTTTCCATAAATATAGTATTACACGTATTATGTTAGTATATTTGCAAAGTAATCAATCGTGGCGATTACGTTAAAGATATAAGGTTTAAACCTAAAGAGCGATGTACAGCCACGATCTGTGCGTTGCTCTTGTTTTTATATTTAAACTATTATGAGATTCATTAAATTTAAATTCTCTGAATATCGTAGGAGAAAGCTTCGAAAAAAAATCATTTTAGCTATTTTACAAAATCCAGAACATGGTGCTAATAAAAATTTGGAGCCTGTAGATGACGATGGTATATGCCCTATAACCGGACTTTCAGCACAACTGGAATTATTTATAGAAGACGGAATACAACCTTTTTTATCTCGCCATAGCAAATAGATAAAGAACTGTTACATCGTCACATAATGGTCTGATGACAGCTTTGATATCCTAGGCGGTTTACTTGTTGTTTTTGTCTCAATAGAAGGCCAAACAACAGAAATATCAAACTTAACGCTGGTAACCGATATATTTTGTGTATCGGTTTCTTTTTGCCCGCCAATACCAAAGCTTCCGAATAAAACACCGATTCCCGCTTTATCTGCCGTTCCGTCACTCGAAGTAAGAGCAACTTCAAACAATATTTTACTTACAACCCGGTTAACCCCGTCTACTTTTGTTTTTCCCTTATCTGCGTTATCTATCCAACTTGGATTTATCACTGCGTTCAGGCTTTTACAACTATTCTGCGCCGATACAATACCCTCCGATATTTGCACTAAAGTTTCTTTTATAAATTCTTTCAATTCCACGATAATAATTTTAGTTAATGTTAGCCGTTTATATATGCCTGGCAATTTTACTCGTTCGACAAAATACAATTAATATACTTTGCCATTCTTTTATTATCCTTGTCTTTTACTTCTTTTTCGTAATCACCCTTATTCGTAGACATCCTTATTTTATTCATTCCTATAGATGATATTTTTATAAAAATATCATTATCTACATAATATATAGGTGTAGTTGTTGATACTGTACCTATGGAATTAATTTCTGAAAATTTAGATTCGTTAGGATATAATTTAATTGTTTCATCGTTATTTAATTTGATATACAAAGGGTCTTCTTTTCTAACAGTTAAAACATCATGGCTGGTAAGCTTTAGGAATATAGCTTTTTGTTCATCTATACTTGCGAAAAATATAGTAAATATATGTTTGTCAGTGAATTTATAATTAATATTAAACGATTCCGTTGCAACCGATTTTATTCCGGTAAACTCATCTACTTCATTCTTTAAAAATTTACATTGTGCATTAAGGTTTAAAGTTGTGAATGCTACTAGCATTAATACGAACAGCAGTTTCTTCATAATTGTAGTTTTAGTTGTTAATAATCTATTTTCTTAATTAAAGTTAATATACGGATATTATACGTGTTTTATTTTTGATACGTGAAATATTCGTATTACGTTTGCAAAACCAATCAAACATGCAAGCAATAAAAAAGCAGTCACGATGTGAACCGTGAATATACATTTTTCATTTTTTGCTAACGGCAAATATACGGACTGCTTTCTTTATTACCAAGTGTTTGTGGCAATTTATTAATTATTCAATTATAAAACCATTCAAACATTAAAGATTATGAGTCTTATATCGAGAGAAGAGTTGAAGGGAATGAAGCCGGGGGATAATATTATCCTTAAATGGTCTCACCCGAGTGAAGCAGTGAGCACGCAGTCGCTATGCAGCCACATTTCTATGAATTGTCCTGAACTTAATTTAAGGCTTCGGACAAAAAAGAACCGTCAGAAACAAACTATTACCATAACAGCCGAAAGAAAGGAGGATAAGTTATGAAAGAATTAGTTTACGACAACGGAAGCGGCCAGCCGGTAACCGATAGCTTGCGGGTGGCAATGAAATTTAGGAAAGAACATAAAAATGTAATCAGGGATATCAGAGAATTATTGAGGACGGCTCAAAATTGCGCCGTCCTCGAAAAGAGAGAAGCAGTAAAGGCTATGTTCGTGGAATCCACTTATTTAAATGAGCAGAATAAAGAACAACCTATGTTCATCATGACCGATCCGGCTTTTCTCTCTTAGCTATGGGTTTTACCGGTCAGAAAGCTTTTGAGTTTAAGACTGATTTTCTGTTTGCATTCCAGCGACAGAATAAACTTCTGAACGACCTTATCAACAACCAGCTCAAATTAGCCCGTGAGAGTGCGGAACAAAGGCTATTGATATCTAACCGGATTCTGGAAATAGATAAAACGGTAAAAAGTGTAATGAAGGAGCGCGGTGATTTGGTAAAGGCTCTTAATAAGATAGACCGCTCCGACTTCTTGCAATTGAGTATTCCTCTGATATTGGAAAGCGAATCTAAAAAGCAGAAAAAATGAAACAAATCATAGGTAATACATACGGATATAGGCTATGCAATATAGTGTATGTAGTGGTCATTCAGTCATTCGAGCCGGAGGGTGAAAGGGTAGACGCTGACAGCTACATGGGCAAACAAACTCTAATATTCCAGAATGGGGAGAGTTTAACGCAAGATTGGTGTCGCGTGAAAGAACACGTGGAAAGAAATATACAATCAGGGGAGTATAAATTATTGAGAGGAGAATATAAACTATGAATCATTCTACAACATTAACACGAGAGGTAAAAACAAGTAGCTGTGTAGCGATTATTACTCGTTCGCAAATAGAGACCGGGATACAAATAAACGAATATGTCCGGGTAAAAGTAGATATTGATGATAATAACAAATTGCGTTATTGCATCATAAATACCAAATCGAAGAGCCATGTATGGCTTTATGAAGAAACAGCCCGCAAAGTAGTCGAAGGCCTGTTGAATCTATTCAAAGTAAAGCCTGAACCCCGTATGTGTAAAAGAGTAAAAATGAATATTGATTTTTTAAATAAGTAGAGGCTATGAATCAATTACAATTATTTAACCCGGACAACGGGAAAAAGACTATGAGTAGCCGTGAGATAGCGGAGTATACAGAGAAAAATCATCAACATGTGTTGAGAGATTGCGATACATTGAATGAATATTACGAGAAAATGTCACTGTCCACAATTGGACAGTCGCACTACAAAGCTGATAATGGGCAATTTTACCGGGAGTATCTTCTCACCAAGATGCAGACCATGGATTTAATGACCGGCTACCGTATCGATTTGCGCATAAAGGTAAATCGCCGATGGGAAGAACTGGAGACAGCCAGTAACTCGCCGGAGCTGCAAATGGCACAAGGTTTAATCGCTGCTCAAAAGATTATTGAGAATAAGACTCAACAATTGCAGATGCTACAAGGCGAGAACCAACACCTGACAAATGAAGTAAAAGTGTTAGCTCCCAAAGCTGCCTATACAGATGAGGTGTTACAATCGACCACTACTTATACAATGACGCAGTTGGCTAAGGAACTGGATATGACAGAGTGTAAGTTAAAGAAAATCCTAATAGCGAAGAGGATTGTCTACAATCAGTCAGGACAATGGATGCTGCATGCTAAATATACAGGAAACGAATACACCAAGCCCCGCACGCATAAATATTATAATTACAAGACTGAAAAGACTGAATCCAGCACTATAACCGTATGGACGGAGAAAGGGCGTCAGTTCATTCATTCACTGTTTGATAATAAAACTTTATTCAACCAATGAAAATAATAGAAGCATATCATTGCGATTACTGCAAGAAATACAGCAAATCGAAAGGGGTAATAACCCGTCACGAAAAAGAGTGTTATCACAATCCGGTAACAAAGGCCTGCGCAACCTGTAAGCATTTACGGCAAGAGGATTATAAACATCCTTACTGGAGTGGAGCGCAGGGCGTTGAAATGGAGTCTACATGGGCAAGACCCATGTGCGCGGAAGGAGTTGAAATATCATTCCGGAATAAGCCGGAAGATGCGATAGGTCACAGAATAGACCTAAAAAATAATTGCCCTCTCTGGGAGCAACGCGAAGAAACAGAAGAGGAGGAGGGTTAACCAATGAAAAAGGACAGAACAAAAACACACGGCTATTCCTCTGCCGAAATAATCATCGCTTTGGCCTTTATCCTGCTGGCTTTACTGATAGCCGGCACGCTGGACTACCAAGACGCTAAAGAGACGGCCGAATATAGGAAAGAACAAACTAAATAACAACTATGGAAGAATTGAAATCATTTGAACTATGTTGCGCCTATTGGGCATTGAACCGAATTTGCCTGATGTATCACAATTATCTAATGATTTTGCGAAAGCATTAGTAAGTAATTACAAGCTGTGGGTAATTGCCAAAGCCTGGAATAAAAAAGATGGCTTTGTTCCGGATTATGACAACTGGAATCAGCCAAAGTATTATCCATATTTCGAAAAACGCCCTTCCGGCTTCGCTTTCTGGTTCTCGGGTTACGATACTACGCGCTCGGTTGCGGGCTCGTGTTCCCGCCTTCCGTTTGAAACGATATCGCGTGCGAAAGAATTTGGAGAGATGTTCATAGATCTGCACAATGATGTATTGCTGATTGATATCAAATAACCATCAAATAAGAAATAAATATATGAAAATAAAGAGGCGTGAAAGGCTTTTTCTGGTGAGCTATGTCGGTCATAAGCATAAGAATACTTTATGTTTCGGCGATTCGGTAGTAGGTACAGACGGCTCGTATGTAAACAGGGCAAAGTTCTGCTCTGATATAGAAGAAGACTCCGGCGTTAAGCAGGTATGCATAATAGGCATACAGGAAATCACCGAGCAGAATTACAAAGATTTTATTGAATAAGGATATGAAAGATATGGATATTATACTGCATTCTATGTCTACCAGCGAATTTAAAAACATTATCGCTGAGGCAGTAAAAGAAGAACTATCTGCACACTTCAAAGATGAGATGCCGGATGACTATACGCTGACCAAAAAGGACGTATGCAGGATGTTGAAAATTACCTGTCCCACATTGGATAAAAGGACTAGGGAGGGGAAAATAACCGCTTCAAGAACTGAAGGGCACATCAGGTATAAATATGCGGATATTAAGAAATATATGGAAGATAATAAAATGAAGTTTACCAAAGGATAACAACCAGCGGGCATGTATCAAGGCGCAACCGAAATAACATACCCGAATAAAGAAAGGACAATAGAAATGGATACAGGTACAAATTTAAACAAAAAAACGGAGAATAGTGAAGCTATTCAAAAGCATTACTACGCCAATCAAATAATAGAAGCGGTCAAAAACTTCACGAATAACAATGATATAGGCGTTATTTTAAAGGCAATAAATGACGCTTGTTATGCAGTGGATGAATGCAGAGAGGATGCAGAAAAGGCGAATGTGTATTTAATCTTCATCAATCTTCTATCGGATTTGACGATATTATACCAATGTTATCATGACTACAAAGAATACGACAAAGCATAAAATAATGAAAATATATATTGAAAAAACAAAACAGGAAGCCGTACATTCAGAGCTAATGGAAGTTATGTGTATCGCTACGGCATTAAGGGATAAAATACACCTTGTCAAAGATAGTGAAGAATTGAAATATGATGACTGGCCGGATATACTTGACGCCATGCAAACCGAACTGAACGAATTTAAAGCGAAGATTAGCGAAATGATTGGCAATTTAATGATAACCGCAGTTGATAAGATTATGGATCCTGACAATAAAATAAGGTTACACTGTCAAGATGAACAACATCTAGAGATATCAAATAAGGAAGATAAAATATATAGGGATAGGATTCTATATATAAAACTTATAACAATTTATAATTATGGAATTTAACGAATTAAAAGACGAATTATTGAAGCGTGCCAAGAGTAGAAATGCTTGCGAAAAAGGTTATGCTATGGGACTTAGATCGAACAGTAAAGCTGATTTACTAAAGACTATTACGGATAACTGGTTTTGGGTATTTCGTAATGCTAAGATAGTAGATGCTCAATTTTTAGAGGAACATTTCACGCAGGAAGAGCTTAATCAAGCCGGGATATTTACGCAAAAAGTACATGTGGTTACTTCTATGAACGCATTTGCTTGCGGTTCATCCACTGTCGAGGCTTACGGTTCATCCACTATCACGGCTTACGATTCATCCACTGTCACGGCTTGCGATTCATCCACTATCACGGCTTACGATTCATCCACTGTCACGGCTTGCGATTCATCCACTATCACGGCTTACGATTCATCTACTGTTAAGGCTTGCGGTTCATCCACTATCAAGGCTTGCGATTCATCCACTATCACGGCTTACGGTTCATCCACTGTTAAGGCTTGCGGTTCATCCACTGTCACGGCTTACGATTCATCTACTGTTAAGGCTTGCGATTCATCCACTGTCGAGGCTTACTCTAATTCTTATGTGGAGAACCGCACCGGAAAGGAAATCTTACCTCAGTCTGATTATGCAATAGTGAAAGATTATCATAAGCATAAGATATATATCAAGAAGTCTAAGTTTGAAATAGTTGAGGTCGAATGAAACTCAAATTAAACATATGTAACCTGGTCCGGTTGATCGTGTATTATCCGATCCTCCGGATCATGGGTTATTCTCATAAGGTGAGTATGTGGAGTATAATAATCAAAAGAAATAAAAAGTAGATATGATAAAAAGAGAAGCGATTCTTGTCTCAAAAAAGCCCGTCAGCATATGGATGCTTTCAGGCAAAATAACAACTCATATATTAACACTTGTGTATGAGTATAGGTTCTTCTATTTTAAATGGTATCGCATAAAACAAATAGTACCGTATATAGAGAAACCTTTTTACGACGGCGAATACAGTTCGAATGAAAAGCTTATGCTTATTGCTAAAGATGAAATAAATTTAGCTAAGGAGTGGCTTATTGATTATAAAAAATTAAAATAGATGGCTTTAAGAGATCAACCGTATATCCCTCTTTATATACAGGACTTTTTGACGGACGAAAAGCTAATAGAATGCACGGCGTCCGCTACCGGCGTTTATATTCGATTAATGTGCCTTATGCACAAGTCAGATCAATACGGCAAAATTTTGCTTAAGCAAAAGGACAAGCAAAACACTGAGCAAAACACTGAGCAAAACACTGAGCAAAACACTGAGCAAAACATCAGACAAGTAAAAAATTTTGCTCGTAAAATTGCTAAAAACATGCCGTATAAAATTGATGAAATTGAAAGTGCGTTAACCGAGCTGATAGAGGAAAAAGTCCTGTATATCGAAGGAGACAGTTTATGTCAAAAAAGAATGATAAAAGATAATGATATTAGCGAAAAGCGTTCTAAATCAGGCAAAAAAGGAAGAGTTTCAAGCTTATCAAAAGATAGCGGAGTTAATTTTGCTCAAGCAAAACCTCAAGCAAAACCTCAAGCAAAACCTCAAGCAAAACCTCAAGCAAATACTGAATATGAAAATGAATATGAAAATGAATATGAAAATAAAAGGATAGAAAAAGGGGGTATGGGGGAAAAGGAAAGGAAAGATGTTTATCCCGATGATTTTGAAAATTTCTTTGTCGCCTATCACAAAGTAACAGGCTTAAGCAAATCGGATAAGAAGCCGGCTTTCAACCACTGGAAGAAATTGACCAAGGCGGAAAAGCAAAAAGCAGCGGATAATATACAGCCGTTTTATGATTCCCTGAAAAACAAAGAGTATTGCAAGAAATGCAGGACGTACCTGTCTGACAAGAGTTTCAATGATGAATTCAAGATTAATCCGGCGGACGATCCGTCAAAACCAAGATTCATGTGCTAATGAGTAACTGGAGCGATTTGGGTATACATATCCCCTACGGCCGTACATCCGGCAAAGTAAAGACTATTTGTCCCGAGTGCCAGAAAGGAGCGCGAAGGCATAAAAAAGACAGGTCATTGTCCGTTAACCTGGACGATGGCCTGTATAAGTGCCACTATTGCGGTTTTAGCGGCGTTGCGAACGAAAAGAAAGATTATTTCAATTATACCAGGATGGAGAAAAAGGTTTACAAAAAACCGCAATGGAGCAATAAAACGGATTTATCGGACGCTGTGGTTAAATGGTTCGAAGATGAAAGGGGAATATCGCAGGGTACGTTAAAGGCGATGAGGATAACGGAAGGCCTGGGGTATTCACGCACAGAGAACCGGACGGTAAAAGCGATGCAGTTCAATTACTTCAGGGATGGCGAGCTTGTCAACATCAAATCACGGACCCGGGATAAATCGTTTTCCTTTGTGGCCGATTGCGAGCTTATCCTTTACAACATCGATTCGCTGAAAGGGGAAACGGAAGTTATAATCACCGAGGGGGAGATAGACGCGCTGTCGTATGTCGAATGCGGATACAAAGCCGTCGTGTCGGTACCTAACGGAGCGAACGGCACGGAATACCTGGACGATTACATAGAGCTCTTTGATGACAAGGAAACGATCTACATAGCAGTGGATACCGACAAAAAGGGAATTATCCTGCGGGATGAACTGATACGCCGTTTCGGCCCCGAGAAATGCAAGATTGTTTCTTACGGCCCGGAGTGCAAGGATGCTAACGAACACCTGAAAAAATACAAGAAAGAATCCCTGAAGCTGACCATTGCCAACGCGGAGGACATCAGGATAGAGGGTGTATTCTCTTTGTCGGACATCAAACAGCAGGTAGACCTGTTATTCCGGAAAGGGCTGGTCAAAGGATATACCACCGGCCATTATCAGTTAGACAACCTGATATCCTTTGAGACAGGCAGGCTGTGTATTGTTACCGGAATACCCGGGCACGGAAAGAGTGAGTTTGTGGATGAAATAATTGTCCGCCTGAATCTTCGTTACGGGTTGAAGTTCGGACTTTTTACCCCGGAGAATCACCCGCTGTCATACCATGTCGCCAAACTGGTATCCAAGTTCACAGGTAAGCGATTTGAAGAAAACAGTCTGACGCAGAGTGATTATGAGCAGGCATGTACCCATATCGATAACAATTTCTTCTATATCTGTCCTGAAGATAATTTTCTGGTGGATACCATTCTCGCAAAAGCCGAATACCTTGTAAAGAAACGGGGGATAAAAGGACTGGTCATAGACCCGTACAATACGATAGAACACCAGATACCGCACGGGGTGAGTGAAACGAATTACATATCCGAGCTCTTGAGCAAGCTTGTAACCTTCGCCCGTAAAAGGGATGTGCTGGTATTCCTGGTAGCGCATCCCCGGAAGATGGAAGTAAAGCAGGGTGTAGTTGTTGCACCGAACCTTTACGATGTGAACGGTTCGGCAAACTTTTACAACAAAGCCGATTTCGGATTGACCGTATACCGGAATGGGGCGGTTGTGAGGATAGATGTTCACAAAGTCAAGTTCAAACACCTGGGGCACTCCGGTTCTTCCGATTTCAGCTACGATACGGATACAGGGCGATATACCCCCTACTGGGGTCAAGCCGATGTTGTGTTTGATAAATCAAACTATCTGGACTTTTACAAAGACACACAGGCAAGTATAGACTTCGCAGCATCCAAAACACCGGAAGAGATGGAAGCCGAATTTATCGCCGATGTGACAGAACCGGGTGATTTGCCTTTTTAAGAATCCTGACCGGATGAATAAATAGTCGAATTACCTATCTGGGATGTCCGTCATGCGATTTTCGCTACGAAATGATATACTTACCAAAAAGAAAAAATAATTGAGACGTAAACGCTAAAAACAAGTAATTTTTAAAAATAAGAAAATGGAAACAATAACAGAAGTACGGGAACTTGAAAAGAAGTTCACTAAGAACGGAGAAACATTTACACAGGTAGCATACAATCCCGATACGCAGATTTATATCTACAAGCGGGAACATCCTGCCGGCATGGTGGCGTATGAGGTGTTTAAACGAAGAGTAGAAAAACATTTCAAAATGCAGGGTAGTTATGTAGCGTATCCCAGTGATAACGCTTTTGGGAATTGGGCTTTGTACATCGTGAAGTATGAAGAGGCTGTTAAGCATATGAACAAGGGTATAAAATACGATGTGAAATATTTTCAGGAGCAATCACGTAAAAGACGGCTGAATGAATAGACGTAAAGTGTCGTTTGGGGCTATTTTTGATGCTTGGTAAAAAATATAACCCCCCAAACAATACACGAGTACCAAAAAGAAAAAATAATTGAAATACGGGCTTTAAAATGCGTAAAATAAAAACCATCAAAAATGAAATGGAACTCATAACTGATTTTGAAAAGGCATTGGATTATCTCGAAGTGATGAATAGAGACATAGGCAATATCACTTTGAATTATTTCATACTGAAAATGAGAAAGAAATATAAACTAAAATCGGAATTAAAAATGACCGAAAACAAAGCGTTAGGAAAGGAGGAAGAAAGATGAAAGCAAAATTTTCTTGACTTTTGCAATGTTTTGATTATCAATCGTTAAACCGAAATGTCTCCAAAAAAAGACATTATGAATGTGGAAAAATCCCACATTATAAAATCCGCACCAGCAAAGACAATGAAGCTCATTTTCGCATCTATGCGCGCGCGTGAAAGAATTTTTCAGATTTGTTCATAATAATTAGATTGGCTTTGTCGGGAGATAAGGCCTTTTTTATATTCGTTTATAAAATTATTTCGTGACTTAATTCGTGACCTTTATAAAATTATCCGAATGAATGTTATTGATTATAAGATATTTATAAATATCATATATAGTCCTACATAGACTAAAACCTTTTTATTTTATTTTCTAAACTTTTTGTTAAAACACGCTTCAAATAAGGCGTTAACAGTATGTTTTAAGAAAATGAGAAAAAAAGATTATAAAGAATTATAAAATAATTTCGTGACCTATTTCGTGACCTCTGGATTTATTTGTACTTTTGAAAAAAATAATTCCAAATCTTATGATAAGCGTCAAATTCTATTTGAAAAATCCAAAGGCTGACACTTCATCAATTTTCTTTCGCTTCCATTACGGAGCTTTTAAGATGGTAGGCGGAAAGAAAAAGTATTTGCCTATGCAGTACCATACCGATGAGGCTATAAACCCGGCATTCTGGAATAAAAAGAAAGGAGAAGCTAAGCAGGTTAGCAAATTTCCCCAGCATCCGGAGTTCAATGCCCGGTTAAGTAACATCCGGGATAAAGTACTGACAATTTACCGGAGGCTATTAAATGATGATGCGGAGATATCGAATGATATACTAAGCAATGAATTTGATTTGATATTCCGAAAACACCGGAACCGGACGGTAAGCAGGCATGAGCTGATGCAGTTCATACCCTACTTTATAGAGACCAGCAATAAGACACAAAGCACAAAGAAAAGCTACAGGCAACTACTTAACGACCTGCAGGAGTATGAGCAAAGTAAGAACATAGTTCTGACATTCGGCCGCATAGATATCGATTTTCATGATAATTTCGTCCAGTTCCTGCAATCTAAGAAGTATGCGCCCAATACGATAGGCACACGAATAAAGGTACTCAAAACGTTTATGAACGTAGCATATGAACGAAACTTACATACGAATTTAGATTTCAAGAAAAGAGCTTTTGACAAGCCGAAAGAAGAGACAACGGCCGTTTACCTCAACGAGAAAGAATTAGATGCGATCCATCGGCTGGATTATTCGAATAATAAGGCATATGATCGTGTCCGGGACTGGTTTCTGATTGCTGCATATACCGGGCTTCGTTTCTCCGATTTACAGCGTCTTACACGGGACGATATTCAGGACGGGGCGATAACATCTAAAACAGTCAAAACCGGCACTATGGTTTCTATTCCGCTTCATACGATAGTCAAAAGCATACTGGAGAAATACGATTATACTTTACCGAAACTGATAAATAACCATAAATTTAACGAGTATATCAAAGAGGTTGCGAAAGATGCGGGCATAGACGAACCTGTAATCATAGAGGAAACTAAAGGGCATTTAAAAAGCAAAACCACAGAAAAGAAGTATAATCTAATCTCGGCACACACCGCCCGGCGTTCATTTGCAACAAATGCATATATCGCAGGTGTGCCTGCCATTCAGATAATGAAAATGACAGGACATAAGACCGAAAAGGCATTTCTAGGCTATATCAAGATATCTGCCAGCGAGAACGCCAAGAAATTACAACTACATCCGTTCTTTAATAAAATGATCGTGAAATAATAACAAGCGAGATATATTGTGAATTACCGGGACGGCTAAGGCTGTCCTTTTTTATTTATTCAATCGCCATTTTTATTTATTTAAAATGTTATATTTGCAGTACATATGTATAAATATTTTAATAACAATGGCGGCTCCTAAAAAAAATACATATTGGAAACTTGCGAAAGGTTTCGCAGTGGGTAAAGACAAAAAGTATACTCCCGCTGAATTATGGAAACTTGCTCTTAGTTATTTCAATTGGGTGGATAGCACACCTTTGAAGGAAGAAAAAGTATTCGGTACCGGGATAAGGATGGAAGTAAATAAAATGCGCGCGATGACCATCAGAGGCTTTTGCCTGCATGCCGGAATATCCTCTCAAACATTTGATAATTATAATAATCAGGATGAATACCGGGATGTTACAACTCGTATAAAGGATATTATCTATGTTTATAAATTCGAAGGAGCGGCGGCCGGCTTGCTGGATGTGAATATTATAGCTAGGGAATTGGGATTATCCGATAAAGTAGAATCTCAAATAACCGGTAAAGACGGCAAAGATTTACGGCTTAATCTCATGATAAAACCTACGTCTCTGCCTTGTAAGACTACTTTAATCAATAGTGAGAATGAAATCGAATTATGACATATCAGAAAAGGATCCTTTGTTTTTTGCCAATCATGAAGCAAAAGAAAGGGTAATTGTAAATCAGGGAGGCACTTCAAGTGGCAAAACCTATACCATCCTTGATTTGCTTTTTATAATAGCCACATCAGAACCGGATCAGGTTATTACTGTTGTTGGCCAAGACATACCGAACCTTAAAAAAGGAGCTTACAGGGATGCAAAAATGATATATGAAAAATCTGAAATTTATCAACAATGGTTCTATAAGCCAAATGAAACGGACAGGCGCTTTACCTGCATCAATAGGTCTATTATTGAATTTACAAGCTATTCGGATGAGCAGGACGCGAAAAGCGGTAAACGCGATTATCTTTTTGTAAACGAGGCTAACGGTATCCCATATAACATATATCAGAGACTGGAGGAAAGGACATATAAAAAAATATACCTCGATTATAATCCGTCTGCCCGTTTCTGGGTGCATGAGGAATTGATAGGTAAGCCTGATGTTAAGCTTATCATATCGGATCATAGAAACAACCCTCATTTATCTGAAGATACACATCAACGCATAGAGTCATATACGGGTGAACGTTTTAAAGTCTATTCCCGCGGATTAACGGGTAAAATGGACGGTCTTATTTACTCTAATTGGGTGTTATGTGAATCAATGCCGGAAATATATAAGATGCGTTATATCGGCCTGGACTTCGGATTTACGAATGATCCTACGGCGATTATTGATGTGCGAGTGTCAAATGGCGAGTTGTGGTTAGATGAGTTATGCTATCGAACAGGGCTTACCAATCCCGATATATCAGACGTATTAAAAGAAAACGGAATATACGGTAATGTTAATATAGTGGCTGATAGCGCGGAGCCTAAGAGTATAGCAGAACTTCAAAATCTGGGGCATCGCGTAGAGGGGGCTAACAAGGGGCCTGATAGCATAAAAAACGGGATCGATATCTTGCAACGTTACAAATTGAATGTTACACGCCGGAGCCTGGGCATCCGAAAGGAATTAGGAGCTTATGAATGGAAAAAGAATAAAAACGGAATTTTCGTAAATGAGCCTATCGGTGAATTCAATCATGCGTTAGATGCTATCCGATATGTCGCATTGAATAAATTGAGGAAACAACGTAAAGGTAAATATCCTAAAGTATCAACATCTGAATATTATACAACGATATGAAATTATATACATCGACAAAATATAAAGATTTCCTGCTATGCATAAATGCTTTCGGAATTAGCGAACAGCAGCTAAAAGAATTATTTGATAAAGCTGCAAAAAATGCAATACCCGAGAGGTTTAAGGTAAACTATAATAACCTTATATTCGGCAAATTATGCCAATTGCAGGCAATAGAAAACAATGCAGATTTTTTTACGGTTGCCCCTTTTGTCATTTTGGAACCGGTTACCGGGTGGCGTTCAAAAAAATATATAAAAAAAATAATAGGATACTGGTACCGGTACAAGTTCCTCAATGGGCGTATGCTTCATGCATTGAGTTTTATCGTGAATATGCAAAAAGAATTAGAGCGTATTACCAATGCGTTTAAAAGTATTGAATATAAGCCTACCAGGGAAGAAATAAAAGCCGGAGTAAAAGAAGCCAATAACAGCATGCATAATATTGCGGATTGGTATGCGTTGCGCATGGGTATCACTGATGTCGGCAGTGTGTATTTTATCCCCTGGTCCATCATATGGAAAGCTATGCAAATCGATAATAATAACAATGAGATAAAACGAAGGTTATATGAAATTCAATCAAAAAAGAAATGAGCGTAATTGAAAAAATCAAAATAATTGTTGATAAGGTAGGCGGGTTAGAATTCATGTATGATGACTGGAATAGAGTAGATAAACGCGTCAGCAACATGGCCCGGAGCATCGAGACGCCGGAAGAACTAAAGGAGCCGGCTCGCGAAGGTAAACTCCCGGGCTGCTTTGTCATCATTCCCTCACAAGGTGCAATAGATACTTCATTCTCGATATATAAGGACACTCCGTTGTTATTTATCAATTTCTGTATTGATACGGAATTTGATTTTGATGGGCTTAGGAATGAATCGCTGATTAACCGAATGAAAGATAAAGCAATGGATTTTATATATCATTACAATACAAGCGGATTATTTGAGCCGTTGCCTCAAATAGTAGAATACATGCCATTATACAACATTCTGGCTGATAATCTGACGGGTATACAGATAAAAATAAGGGCAAAGGAAATAGAGGGTAAATGCTATATTTAAATGGGAAGCTATAATGACTATATACAGGAAAAGATATATTCTACACTTACAAAGGTAAAAGACGAAATAACCGAGAATATATATACTCATGGGCTCCATGCGTCAGGAAAGACCGCGAGCTCCATGTCTATAGAAATGTATGAGAACGGAGGCAGACTTACCGGACGGTTCGCATTTGGCACATTAGAGACAGGACGCAAACCCGGGCGCATTCCGCGCAATATGACTGAAATCATAAAAGAATGGGCGATAGCCAAAGGTATCAATGTATCGCAAATGCCATATAAAAGAACACCTTCCGATAAATGGCAGCCTAAATATTCCGTACCTGAAAGGAGCCTGAATGCGTTTGCCGGAGCCGTAGCATACAATATAAAAAATAAAGGTACTAAACTATATCAATCGGGAGGGGCTGAAATTATCTATACGCCAGTTATTAACGATGCAATAAAATCGTTATCCAAGGATATATTATTAATTGTAACCAATGCAATAAAAAACAAATGACAACATTAATAAAAAATAATATTGCAATAACAATACCTGAATCCGGTTATGCTTTCAATCCTATTATAGCCGAATGTATTAATCCTGATAATAAAAAAATAAATGCTATAGTTGGAGAAACTGCTTTTATAGATGGAGATTATTACAGTTATACAAATTCTGATGCTACACTAACGTCTGCGGGCTATTACCAAAACGTTAACGGAAGCTCTGTGTTTGTAGCAGACAGCAACTATTTTACAGGTTTTATACCTTTTTCTACAGATAAGGGTCAAAAGTTGAGATTTAACGGACTGATAGATAAAAATGTTTTTTTTGCGATTCGTCTGTCTACCGGGGATGGCCAACTTGTCGAAGTGAACGGGGCTACAAGTCCAATAACTAATTTAGATTTATCACTGCCGGAAAATGCTAACGGGATAAGGGTAACAACAAAAGTTACTGTTCCGTTCACATTAAATATCGGCACATTCGAAAGTGTTGAAATATCTGACATAGCCGTTCAAATCTCCAGTGTTGGATATAACGGTAAAAATTATTTTGATTTATCCGGATTATCCCGATTACTATTCAATCGTGATGAATTTTATAATGTACAAATGGTAGACAACATTCTCCATAAGATAATGAGGGTGTTTTTTTCATATGATTTAATTCCTATAGGATATGCCGATATTAATATCATTTGGGGCGCAAAACAAATAGCGGGAATAGGCGAAAAGATATATAAAGAACTGATATATTTTCCTTCATACCCGTATACAATACCTGTTATGCGTGACGCGGACAGCAAATTGCGTATGCGTATTGATTCCGGCAATTATTTGGATGAGGTACAGATCTTAGCCGGGGTGAAGTATAATATTCCGGTAAATCACCCGGAAGCAAATAAAAGTGTAACCATCCGGATAGATAATACTGATGATATTCTCAATGACCAATCCATATTTACGGATGAATTCGACCACACATTTAGAGACACGTATGATTCAACCGGAATAACAGTATTGAAAGTAGGGTGTGAACCTTCAGGCGGTATTTATTTAAGATGGATAAACATGCTCGGGGAATGGTGTTATTTCCTTTTTCGTCCGCAATCGGATGAATTGAAATCTGAAAGTTCGGACATCAGCTTTAAAGAAATATATAATACTGTCAAACCTACGGATCCTCTGAATGCGGGAAATGTATTATATCATGCCGGCACAGGTCAGTCTATTGCTAAATCAGGTATAAAAACGATGAATATAGCGGCTGTTTTTTTAGATCAGGATATATTCGATTATGTTTTATCTATAACATTATCCCCTATTGTCGATTTATATTTAGGTAAGAATAATGATAAAGATACATGGGTGCGTATATCTGTTGTTGATTCGGAAATAATTAAGTCAAAAGAGGTATTACAAAATATTCAGCTTGAAATCCAATTACCTGATATTTTAAATCAATCGTTATGAGAAGAGAGATTACAATAAATGGCTATAATGTTGATGCCGGCAGTTCGGATATACCCAGTATTGTATTTAACAACCCGGCATTGCAGGATATATCCGGTGTTAAACTCAACCGGACTACAACATATAAAATTCCGTTGACAGATAAGAATAGGAAGATAATAGAACTTATAGATAATGTAAATGCATCATCGGCATTTGCAAGACGGTTTCACGCCTTGAATGAACTTCGCGATGGTATTCCTGTTATTGATAACGGGCGAATGCGGATTATTTCAACCGGTTCCGAAAACCTGGAGGCCTCTGTTACATGGGGAGCCTTGGGTACAATTAGCGATGAGATAGGAAAGGGTAATATAAATGATCTGCCTTCATATATGATACCTTGGGACGATACAGCATATTTTACCACGGATGAATTTGAAGTCGGATTTCTTTGGTTTATGAGTATATCCAATATTGATGCCGGCAATGCAAAATTGCAAAGATCTGTACAATGGATTTTACCTAGTGTACGTGTGGATTATATCCTGGATAAAATACTAGAGAACGTATCTACTTCCATTTCCATATCAACGAAGTTGCGCGAAGAACTTAAGCAATATTACATACCATGTATAACTACTAACGGAACTCAAGAGATACCGACAACTAAAAAAATTGTATTGATGCCAGATAGGAGCGACACTCGATGGCGTTGGGGATATCAGCCGTATGACAGGACTACCAGAAATTATAATTATGATATGGACGAGGCCTATTTTGATGTTGTTTATCAGATGCTATCCCTAGCAAGAGATAACGATTATTTTGTAAATATAAATGTGACGATTACACACCCCGATGCTAGAACCGGAGATACTCTTGAGTTTCGTATCGGGTATAATACCGGTAGTCAAATTGCTTGGGATTACAAGCATGTTGTGTATTTTAAGGATACAACGGCTATAATAGATCATACAGGCTCATTCAAGATTGATAGCACTCATGAAAAAGCGGAGATATTTACTCAATTAGTATGGATACATTCAGGATATCAAACACGTTTAGAGTTTGGAAATCCGGGTAATACAGTAACTTGCACGGGCACATTTACATACTGGAAAAAAGAAGGAGACGGGGCTATATATGGACAGGATTATGACGCGATGTTGAATCTGCCGGAAATCAGCCAACTAGATTTTCTAAAAAATATAATGAGCATTACGGGTTCATACGCACGATTCGTCAACGGCATAATTCATTTTGATTTTGTAGATACTATTTTAGAATCAAAGCCTCTAAATATCGAAAAATTGATATTAACGCCCAAACCCGACAAATACGAATATGCATGCTCCGATTACGCGCAAACTAATCATTATAAATACGCGGAAGATGACACTGTTAGATTAAACGCAAATGGAATTATATCCATTGCGGATGAAACGTTATCCAAAGAAAAAAATGCCGTAGAATTAAAACTCGGAGCCTCTGATCCGGTATTTTATGAAATAGCGTCTGTCCCGGTTTTTGATCAACCGGCTGATTTAAACGAAAATCCTATATTAGCATCAAGCGTAAAGACCAGAATATTGAAATCCCGGATATCTCGCGATGAGGAAAATCCGGAAGGTTTTTATCCTCGGCGTGTTGGTGTGTTTGATGAAAGTATGCTCTGGTCAAACATACTCGAAAACAGATACCGCCTTATCCGCTCACTATTAAACGAACCTAAAGTAATAGAAGTAGACATGATGTTTTCTGTTGTTGATTTATACAGATTCAACGACGCCGGTTTATATTACTTCTGGGGAGCTTACTGGGTACAGATAGAAACTACGGTTAATGGTGACGGTACCGCTAAAGGTAAATTTATAATGTTAAACTAATGAATTATGGCAGAAAATACAAATACGACAACCGAAGTAGTAGATGTTAAGGCAAACTATGAAGAGGCTCTTAGTGGAATAGCCAAATTCAATAGGGAAATTGAACTGTTACAAGCCCATCAGGCTAAATTAAAAGAAGAGCTTAAGAAAGGAGCGATAAATTCTACAGAATACGGCCAAGCGATGGCAAGGGCGAAGGTTGATATAATCAGTGCGAAGGATAGTGTCCGCTTACTCGAAAAAGAGATTCGGAACAATATAAAAATAGAACGGGAACAGGAAGGCAGTTTAAAACAGTTAGAGGCTCGATTATCGAAGGCAACAGCAGAATACCGAAATATGTCAAAGGCCGTAAGAGAATCGGCAGAAGGTAAGGATTTGGCACGGAGTATTAATGAAATTACAACTGAACTAAGCAAGGCAGAACAGGGAATACAGCTATTTTACAGAAATGTCGGGAATTATAAAGAATCAATTACAAGTGCATTGGCAGGTAATAATCAGTTTGCAGCATCGATATTACAGACAGCAGCATCAGCGGGTACAGCCGGCGGAGCATTCAAGGCGCTAGGGTCACAAGTTGCGGCATTCGGAAAGACATTGATGAGTTTGTTGATGAATCCTATTGTTTTAATGATAGCTGCGATTGTGGCAGTAGTAGTATCATTATCAAAAGCTTTCTCAACGAATGAAGAGAATACAAATAAGCTCTCAATAGTAATGAGTAAGATATCCAGCGTATTTAGTTATTTATTGAAAGTATTAGAGCCTATAGCCGGCTTCATATTTGACGTACTTATCAAATCGTTTGAGCAATTGACAGCAATAGCAGAAACTGCATTGACCGTTCTTTCTAACACTTTGGGGGCTCTTGGCTTTGACAAGGCATCAAAAGCAGTAAGTGATTTCACCTCCGGATTAAAAGAGCAATCTAAAGCAGCTACTGATTTAGTCAAGACACAACAACTGTTGATTAAACTGAACAGGGAACAAGTGACTAGGAATGCCGAAATAGAATCAGCATTGCAGAATGTTACTAATGCTATGAATAAAGAAGGGATATCAACCTCTGAAAAGATAAAACTTCTCAAACAGGAAGCCGAGTTAAACAAAGAGAAAGCGAGGATGGCTTTAAAAATAGCCCTTGCAACGAAACAAGCCGCTGAACTTGAAATACAAGTGCATGGCAGAACAAAAGAAGCTCTGGACGCTTTAGCTCAAGCAACGGCAGGGGTAACATTGGCAACGGCTGCATTAGGTGAGGCATATCATAAAGAAAATGCTAATATAGCGGCTGCCAATAAAGAGGCTATTGCAAAAGCCAAAGAAAGAAGTGAAGCCGAATTAAAGGCACACAGAGACCTTGAAGATAGTTTATTAAGGCTTCTGAAAGATGAAGGAGCCAAACAGATCGCAGCTACCGAACAGAATTATAACAGGCAAATCGAAGATTTAAAAAAACGATTGAAGGAAGAGAAGAATTTAACTGAAAAAGCCCGCAAGGATATAAACGCAACAATTGTAAATCTCGAAAAGGAGAGAGATAATGCGACGGCCGATCTGTGGGAAAAATTTTCGAGCGATGCATTAAAGAAACAGGCCGATATAGAATTGACCAATCTGAACAACAGGCTGGCCGCTATTAAAACCGAAGGTGAAGAAAGTCTTAAACTAAGGCTGGATATCTTAACCAGACAGCACGATGCGGAAATCAGGGAAGCAGAAAAGACCGGGATTGATGTAGCCGCTATCCGTGCCAAATACGCTAAACTGGCAGCTGATGAAGAAAAGAAGATAAATGATGCCGCTCTAAATCAGGCTAAATCCGAGAGGGAATTAAAACTTCAAAATGACATAGCTGCATTACAATTAGCCAATAAACAAACTTTTGATGTCAGGATTGCTGCCAAGCAAAAAGAAATAGACAGCTTACAGCAAAAAGAAGGCGAGAGTGACGCCATGTTCTTGGAAAGAACGCGTAGTCTGAATATTGAAATAGCCGCCCTTCAGAAAGAAAGGACGGACTATGCAAAAGCGCAAATGGAGGCAAATGTATTGGCTACAGCTAATATGTTCGGGGCTTTCTCCGATCTATTGGAACAATTCGCTGAACAAAACGAGGCTATGGCTGTATTTTCCAAAGCGACGGCACTCTTTGAAATATTATTGTCTACCGGGGTTGCGATATCCAAGGGGATAGCAGCGGCACAAGCAGCGGGACCTTTCCCGGCTAATATAGCGGCTATAGCTACCACGGTAGCGGCTATTGTATCAGGTATAGCCAGTGCCACACAAATAGTAAAGAAAGCGAAAGAGCCTACGGCTACAGGTACATCGTCTGTGTCGTCCGGAGGAAGTGTGAGCTATTTCAGTGAGGGCGGCCTTGTGGATGGTCCCGGTACCGGAACCTCCGATAGCGTTCCCGCCATGCTATCCAACGGGGAATATGTAATGACGGCGCGGGCGACAAATATGTTTGCTCCTTTACTATCAGCATTGAATCAAATAGGAGCAGGTGTACCCATAAGTACATCCGGAGCGCTGGGACAAGCATATGATACAACAGCGATAGGTAAAATAATTGCAAAGGAAATGGGGAACATGCCTACTCCTGTTGTTCGTGTTACGGAGATCAATAATGTACAAAACCGGGTGAAAGTGCTGGAGTCAGATGCCACAGTTTAAACTACGCGTATAAAGAAAGGCCTGTTTATCGCAAACAGGCCTCTTCTATTCTATGAATCACACACATATTAGCACAAATAAAATTCAAAGTGAAACGTATCGCAAATATAAGTATAAATATTTTAATCTTAAATTGAATTATTGATTATTATTTTTATATATTTGCTTTGTATTTCAAAGTACTTTAATATAAAAAGTTATGGTAAACATAAAGGGCATAATAGGTAAGGATATTACATATGTCGGCTTTCTCGCCCAGTTGGAAAGTGAAAAGAAATCCTCTGATAGAACAATAGAAATTGAGATTCAAAGTGTCGGCGGTTATGCTGATGACGGCCTTTCTATGTATTACCATCTGTTGGAATTAAAAAACGAAGGATATAATATCATTACCCGGTGCATAAAGGAATGTGCCAGTATAGCCAGTATTGTATTCCTTGCCGGGGATAAACGTATATGCATGTGTCCTATAATGATTCATAACCCCTGGACAACCGCAGAGGGGGATTCAAACTTCTTGAACGAGCGGACAAAAGAACTGCAGGCCGTAGAGAAGGAACTGGAGGAGATATATCAGACATGCAGCCCGTTAAGCGCGAAAGTCATTTCCGATCTAATGGACCGTGAAACCTACATATCACCCACGGAAGCCGTATCACTGGGACTCGCTACCGAATCCGGTTCCGAAGTTATGGCGATGTGCAGAAATAATATAAACGTGAATATTAATTTAAAATCAAGAAAAATGAGTAAAAGTAAAACGACTTGGAAATCATTGAAAGAAAAGCTTGGTCTGGCACTTGCTAAAAATGTTATAAAGGCAATGCAACTGGAAACTATCAGCGGAACAATGCTTGAAGTAGACAGGGAGGACGGCGTTCCGCAAGTAGGCGACGCTGCCAGTCCGGTAGGTGTGCATGAACTGCCGGAAGGCCTTATTATCACCGTGGAGGAAATAGACGGAGTTTCTCAAATCACTAACATTACGGAAGTAGCTCCTGAAGATACTCCTATACCCGAAGAGGTTACACAGCTTATCGAAGAGTTGATACAGGAAAATGTCGCTTTGAAAGCAAATGCGAAGAGCGATGAAGATAAGCGCATACTGAATGCCGTATCATTGGCCGGGGGTATTGAAAAACTGATTGCCGGTACCGGGAAAGTTCAATCGGCTTATACTGCGGCCCGGCGCACGACTATCACGCCAAATTCACAGGGAGCGTCAGGCTCTTCTTTGCTGGCGTCTAAACTGGAAGAGGCACGGTCTAAAGCGATGGAAAAGAGTAAAAAAGTTAAAAAATAAAAGATATGGGAAGTACAGCACTAAACTATATTAATAATTTCACTGTAAGCAACCAGGGAATAACCGATCTGCGGGAACTTCTGATGCTGTCAGTGCTTAAGACCGGTTCTCTTCCGGAAGTCTTAAATATGAATTACGGCGTGCGTAACGGGAAGAGGATCGGCGGCGTAGGTGAATTCGGCCTTGTCGGTAAGAGCGCCCCGATGTGTAATCCGCAGTTCAACAATACCAATCTTGCGACACAGGAGAAAGTGTGGGAACTGGGTAATGTATCGATTCTTGAAAGGCTTTGTGCCGATGATTTTGTTGATACAATGGTAAAATTCAGTATGGGCACAGGTAATGATAAGGCTGATATGACAGGTGATGACCTGATGAGCATAGTTATTGAGCCCCGCCTTGCTTTAGCCCTTGAAAGAACTCTCTGGCGTGTATTCTGGTTTGGGGATAAGAATGCAGCGAATATCGGTGCCGGCGGAATTATAACAACGGGAATTGATGTTGATTTTTTCAACATGACAGACGGGTTGTTTAAACGCCTGTTCGCTATTGCACCGACCGGAAGTAAGCAGCATGTATCCATTGCCGCCAATGCGCAGGCAACATACCGGCTTCAGCATGATTCTATGTTCACACAGGGGGCGGCTACTTCCGTGGTGGATGAACTTATTTACAATGCAGATATGCGTTTGCGCCAGTCATCCGATAAATTTGTTTTGTGTACGCAATCTTTTGCAGATGCATTAGCATCCGATATAAAGAAAAGCAACAAAGGAAGTGACCTGCAATGGGAATCATTGTTCGATGGTCTTGTATACGCTACCCGCTATAACGGTGAGACAATTATAGCCCTGCCGGTGTGGGATGAGATGATACGGGCATTTGAGGACGACGGTACAAAATGGAACAACCCTCACCGTGCCGTATATGCATCCAAGAATACGTTAATGGCCGGGATTGAATCCTCTGATTTACTGGGAGCCTTGAAAATATGGTTCTCCGATGATGACCAGGATGTCAAAATTATTGCCCGAGACGATGTAGGAACAATGATCTGGGAGGACGATCTTATAATGATGGCTTATTAATTACAAATAACAAGGCAGCGCATTCATTTGTGCTGCCTGTAAAATAAAAAGGAATATGAATACAAATTATTGCGATGCAATTATTTCAAAAGATATAGCCGCCGATTGTAAAAATCTCATAACAAGAGGCGTTGAAAGCCGGGGAGTTATTATGAACCGCTCCGATATTGATTTCGACCAGCTGAAATATAATGCTATCCGTGGAAATGTTGTTGAGGATTTGGTACTCAATGCCGATAGTAAAGGATTCCAGATAATAATTCCCGGAGCAGAGCCTTTTTCGGGTACGGGATCAACTTTGGGGGAAGGCATCCTCAATACAATGACCAATACGGTAGGTATTATCATATTGGCTAACGATCCGGATGTCTGCGGACAGATCATAGACGGGCTGATGAACGGTTCATTTGTAGTTATTGTCGAAAACAGGTATAAGAATATAAATAAAGATTCGAATAAAGGCGATGGTATTTATCAAATATATGGTTTATCGACAGGTTTACGGGCGACTACCCTTGAACATGATAAATACAGTACGGACACTAATGGGGGATGGAATGTTGTATTGACCGAAGAGGGAGCGCCGGCATCAGGTATATTTTTATATGCTACCGATTTAGCTACAACCCGTGCCTTGTTTGAATCATTGACGGCATAATGATGAATATACCTGATTTTGAAAATACCCTGAATAGGCTTGTAACTAACAATGTCAAAAATAATACGGGTTTTTCAAGTGAAGAGAAGGTATTTATTGAAGATGCCTGTAAATGGGTACTCGGGCGTATTTTTAATAAAACATCATGCGGAAGTTGCTATATGGATACGCTTATAGAGGTTAATGTTAGATATTCGAAAACAAAACAAATCAACATGATAGACAGCAGCTTTAAATTAAAAAACGGGGCTATTCTCAGGTCTGAAAAAATAAGGGATATCGTCAGTTTCAAAAATATAACAGATGAAGTGTGCGTAAAATTTCTTTACCATCATCCCGAGTTGATAAATAAGTTCAGCCAGGTTCCCGACAATTTGAACCAATTGATTGCCGATTATGGGAACTCGATTGAAAAAGAGCCAATAACCGGCAAAGAACCCGATAAAGTCATTCAAGGAACCAAGGTTATAAAGAAACCGGCAAAAAAAGACAGATAAAACGTGAGGGTAAGCACATTAAAAGGCCTCGAACCGAGGTTCAGCGCGCCGAATATCAAAAATCTGGGTATTCAGGCCTGGGGAGATGATAATTTATACCCCCAGAATATTTCAAAAGTCATCTCATCAAGTGATTCAGGCGTGTTGTGTCTTAACCGATATATCGATTTTATTGCCGGGAACGGATTTGAGAATGAAGTATTTTCCGGTATGGATGTGAATTTTTTCGGAGACACCGCGGATGACCTGTTACAGATGCTGGCTTATGATGTCGCAAACTATAACGGTTTAGCTATCCATGTCAATTACAACATACTTGGCAAAATAGTATCTATGCAGCACGTCCCGTTTGAAAACTGTAGGCTCGGAGAGCTGGATGAGTTTGGAGGTATTTCCAAAATAGCCGTATTTCCTGATTGGGAAGGTGTAAAAACCTATGCAGGCAAAAAGATGCGTCCTACCCCCGAAAATGTAGACTATATTGATATTTTCAACCCGGAACCCGAATTTGTAAAAGCGCAGATCGAATTAGCCGGAGGGATAGATAAATATAACGGTCAGATTCTTTGGGTCAGTGCAGCCGGAAGGCACGTATATCCGGCTGCAAAATATGATACTGTCGTAAGCTATTTAAGTTGTGAGGATGCATTGGGTAATATCTCTAACAGGAATTTAAAATATGGCCTTTTTTCAGCGGGTATGCTTTTGGTTCGAAAAGGTTCTGATACTCCGGAAGCCGGGGATTCATTCAGTGATATAGAAGAGGCTGTAAAAAGGCTGCAAGGAGATCAAAAATGCCAGAATATAGCAGTTGCTGAATATGAGCAGGAGGAAGACAAGCCTGAATTTGTCTCTTTCAGGGGTGAAAACTATGATAAAGAATTCACTGTGACCAGCCAGAACGCGACAGAACGCATTTATGCCGCATTCTCCCAGGAATCATTTTATCGGATACGGCAAGGGTCAGTAGGTTTTAATTCGGAGATGATCGCGGATGCTTTTGAATTATACAGTACCACAACATCCACGCAAAGGCGGATGATAGAACGGGCGTTAGATAAAATTGTTGTAAACTGGCATATTCCTATAAGCGAAAACAATACAGCTATATCTCCATTGAAATATGAATCGATAAATAAAGATAAAAATGAAATATTATCTACTAACAATGCCGGAATTAAGGGATAAGACAAAAAGCATTGCCCGGACGCTGGTATGGGAGGATGTGGAGCCTTATTTATTGGAAGCTCAGAACTTGGATATAAAGCCGAAGATTACAGACGCTTTATTGATAGAGCTGCTTACCTATCTGGATGTAGAGACACAGGACGATCTTGTTTTTAATATGTTGCTGGATGGTGGAGTGTATACAATCAAAGGCAAGCGATTTGTTTTTTCCGGATTAAAAGCGAGCCTATCCTATTACACCTATGCACGGTTAACAAATAACCTGAATTATGATTTGAACCGTTCGGGGTTGACTGAGCACAACGATCAATATTCTTTAAAAACGGAGATTGTTCAGCGGAAAACAATGAGGATGGATGCTGTTTCAACGGCAGACGCATATATGTCCGAATGCCTTCATTTTATAAAGGCGAATGTTGACCGGTTCAAGATGTTTGAATGCAGTCCCGTACGCATGAAAAACAATATACGACTTAGAACCATAGGGGATTGATGGCTATAGATAAATATATATTACTGGAGCAAGCTATTGACATCCGTGATACTAATGTCAAAGATAAGAATAGCAGTACACGCATAGGACAATGGTGTATTGATGTATTATCATTTATGGCTTATATAAATTATCCTACAGGATCCGATTTTGACGCTTTATCAAGCCTCGCAAAAAGTATTCATGATGAGGATGCGGTATCTCAAAATACTGCTTTGAGAATCGGAACATTTTGCTTTGATGTACTCGAATATGCGGGAATTGAATATACAAAGAGAATTGAGTATTATTCGTTAAGGATAAGGGCGCTAAGAATAAAGAATGAATATAAGGACGGGTATAACATACGGAGATTAGGCATATGGTTTGTTGATTTTCTAAAATATATAGATCGTATTATACTGCTTGTCACGGAAGATCATAACTATTATATAACTACGGAAGATAATTATCAAATACGATTAGAAAATGGCTACAGCGAATAAATCAATATTAGAATTACCCGAAATAACAGACCCGGGTGATTATTGGGTTTTGGGAACTATGCAAGGAGATACTCCGGATAAAATATACTCCGGAAAATTCTTATTATACAGCTTAAAGGCACAAGTAGCTTTACAACTTGAACGCCGCATTCCCCTGACCCTGGAAACATCGAAACATACGATGCTGTTAACCGAACAGACGACAATGTACAGGGTGGATGCTGTGAATACTGCGACAATTTCCATTAGTGGAGTAGATGCTGATACCGGACAAGCGAATATGCCGGTATATGATGTAACCCCTAACAGTGATACGGATATACTTATTCCTTCAGGGCGCACCTTGGTTACTTTCAGTGTAACCCGCACCTTAACCGATTCAACCGCTTATTTATTCATTTACGCTAAAGCTATACTGTCATGATATACGAAGTAAAGAAAGACAGCAAAACGTTGAAGATAGACGACAATATATTCTTCGACAAACAGCCGAAGGGGTTCAGGCAGATGTATGATAATGCCCGGATGGTCGAGATAAAAGATGCTGACGGTAATGTAACCGATACAATCCAAACCAATAACGCCGAATTTGATAACTGCTTTGTAGAAGTATACGAGAATGGGCGGGTAATAATCACTTTAAAACAGGACGAAGATGACACAATTTAATTTCAAAGATAGGTACTTTTCAGCCAGTGGAGCTGATTTGCTTAGAACGATGAATTATGTCTACTTCTTTTCACCATCGTATATTGGTGGCGACGGCTCAAGATTAGCTCCATATAGAAGTAATTATTATTACGCTCCCAGAGGTACCACCGGGTTACAAGCGACATCCGCGCTTATATTCAGCGGTGGTGTACATAAAGGAACTTTTGATTTGGGTAGTACCGTTTCTACATACAGGCATTTTACCGGTAATGGGATGGGTGTAACAATATTAGGCCTTTCTATAAACCAACAAGCTCCAATATCCGGTGGAAATAGTTCTACAGCATATTTTAGAGATGTAACGTTGTCTGAATTAATACATTATATTTCAGGATATAATGGTATTAACCATTATATTTATTTTTATAATTGTGAGTTTTTAACAGCTCCCGCTATAACTACAACTGCACTTAGTACTGTATATAGTTATGTTACCAGATCTAAAATAAAAGAATTATTATCCGGCGGAACTATAACTTATCAGAATAATAATTCATTTATAGGCATAAGTACTACAATAAGTTCAATAGCGGGCAACCTGCATACATTTGAAAGATGTAACCTTATAATTAATCAGGCTTCACTCGACAGTTACAAGAACAATTACTATGCGTTCGATAACTGCAACTTCCGTATAGGCACGGAAACGGAATATACACCGCTTATTGGCGCAACGGCCGAAGTACTAAGGGAAACTTTTGTAAACAGATGCATAGCTGCCGGGCTGACAGTGCCTGCCGATATTACGGACTATAATATCACATTACCCCTGGGTCGCTGGATTTTTACCACAAACCAGATATTCGAGGGTATTACATGGCATGGCTCGGAAATTAATCTGTTTGAGATACCCCGTTTTATCTCATTTGGTTATTCGACTACCAGGGGCACTAAGATACCGATTGTTGCAGGCAACAATACTCCTGCAAGTATTTTCCCCAACGCTCAAGGTAGCGTTGGATTGATATTTGGAGATGATTCTTTATCTATTGCTTCGAATATCGATATCACGCAAAGGCACGAATTAGTTACAGAGTCCAAAATAATATGGCTGGGTGGTAAAAAGAAGCTGACCAACATCGACGTGCCGAACAATATGTCGCAATTGTACGGCGTACTGATAGACAGCCTGCCCAACCTCGTCGATAAAGAAGCGAATAATATTGTCGAAGCAGGTGAGATGTATATGGTGCGCTCTTTAAATGAAAATGCGGCGTCCATTATCTATAACGGAAATACCTATTCTTCCGAGCTAAGTACAAGGAACAATATTTTCAAAGGTGTGGCCGGTGTGAATTCATATACTTTTGCATCAGGCAGTCCGGCAGTCTATAAGATAAATGATATACTGAATTACCAGTCGATACAGCTGCGTATTGTGAATAAGATACCGCCGGATATCATTACATCGGGAAACCTGCTGGCAAACTACTGGTATCTGGTAGAGCATGACAGCGACCAGACC